TTAGAGTCCGGGGGTAATGATATCGGTGTTTGCCAGATGTTGGGCATACGCAGCCGGGGTCATGCCGCAGATTGCTTTTTTGGGTCGGTCCTCGTTGTATTCGCGTCGCCAGCGTTCGATTTCGGTGCGCGCGTGCAGCAGTGTCGGGAACCAGTGCTCGTTGAGGCATTCGTCGCGTAGTCGGCCATTGAAGGATTCGACGTAGGCGTTCTGGTTCGGTTTGCCGGGTTGGATCAGCCGCAACTGCACGCCACGGGCATGCGCCCAGGCGACCATCGCCTTACCGCAAAACTCCTTGCCGTTGTCAGTGCGGATCACCTTCGGCAAGCCGCGACTGTGTGCCAACCGATCCAGCACGCGCGCAACGCCATGTCCCGAGATCGCGCGCTCCACGTCGATGGCGACCGCTTCGTGGGTTGCATCGTCCACGATCACCAGACACTTGATCACCCGCCCTTCGGCAGTGCGGTCGAACACGAAGTCCATCGACCACACCTGGTTGGCCTGCGATGGCCGCAGCAGCGGCTGACGCTCGCCTATTGGCACTTTTTTGCGCTTGCGCCGCCGGACCTGTAGCTGCTGTTCGCGGTACAACCGCTCCACGCGTTTGTAGTTCACGATGCGCCCTTCCTGTCGCAGTTTGAGATAGATCATCCCCACGCCATAGCGACGATGGCGATGCGCCAGCGCAAGAATGCGCTCGCGCAGTTCGCCATTGCGGTCTTCGCGCGGGCAATAGCGCAGCGCACTGGCGCTCATGCCGATCGCTGCCAAGGCACGACGCTCGCTGGCACCGCGCCCGATCCACTCGCGCACCAGCGTACGACGCGCCGGTGCGCTTACCACTTTTTTCGCAGCGCATCCTTGATCAGGTCGTTCTCGAACAGCTGCTCGGCTAGCAACTTCTTCAGTCGAGCATTCTCGGACTCAAGGTCCTTGAGCCGCTTGGCATCGGGCACGCTCATCCCGCCGAACTTGCTGCGCCACAGGTAGTACGAGGCCTCGCTGAAGCCATGGCGCCGGCATAGGTCCTTGATCGCTATGCCCGCTTCGGCTTCGCGCAGGAAGCCAATGATCTGTTCCTCGGTAAAGCGCTTCTTCACGTCCAATCTCCTCGGGGTAGGGAATTGGACTCCAAACTGGGGCGCTACTCAAAATTGGGTGGACGTCGCCAGCGCCTCAGCGAATATCGTCTCGAAGTCCAGCGATTCGATCAAATCCGGCGCTTTTAGCTTAGAGAGGTCAACTGCAGTGAAAGAAGCCATGGATGTGCCAATTCGGGACCATGTTAGGTTCAGTCACTTGCAAAGAAAATCCGATAGAGCTGGATAGTAAAAATCCATACTACAAAATATGACTGGGTGGACCGTGGATTTCTTCCGGATGGCTACTGTGGAATTAAATATTCTTAATATCAATAAAATTCTGGCTAGACTTCTTAAATGTAATTTTATGCTCCCGTTCTGGATGGCGTGAAATAATAATTTGTATTACCTAATTCGAACTCTGGTTTTAATTTTAGTGACTTCGTGCACGGTTTGTTCGTAATTGTTGGAGCCTAATTCTTCTGCGACTGCGACTGCCGCTGTAGCGGTTCTTGCATAAAAAATAATCATTTCTCTAAATCGGGGTTTTATGAAAATTCGAGAAACGTCTCGCGTTAAATTTAGCGTGGGAAGATTGGCTGCGGGGCTTGTTTTGATTGCTTCAATTGCAGGGGCTGGCTTTGCTTCTGCTGCTGAGCGAAATCTTGGGGCTAGACCTGCAGGTGTCCCCGCTGACTACGTGATAACTCCGTTCGGCTATTTCTCGCCTGCCTGCATTCAGCAGATTCATAGTGGGGATCAGATCACGCAAGATGGAGGAATTCAGCGTGTCACAGGTTCCTTAGAGCAGCGGAAGATCTGTAGCCAGGACAACTTCACGCGGGATGGTGTTCGCGTTAAGCCTGATGGACGAACTTTGGAAGGCAAGCTAGCTCGAACAATTGACGGGAATTCAGTAGCGCAAACCAAAGCAGTCCTCCCCCCTAAAATTGCACATGATTATCTTGCCGATGGAAGCTATATCACGTCTCAACCGATCGGTAGAATTGTCGCTAGTTGGAAGGTCCCGCCAAATCCAAGAGTTCGATCCAATCAGACAATCTATTTCTTCCCGGGAATGCAGGGTGACACAATTCTGCAGCCAGTATTAGGTTATCGAGGAGAATCCAATACCTGGGATCTCAGTAGCTGGAATTGCTGCAAAGACGGCACTGTGTGGACCAGTGATTATATACCTGCAAAGTCTGGTGATCAGATTGTTGGTGATACGTACTCTACCTGTGCGGCTGGCGTGGCCTGTACTCGCTGGAATATTGATACGAAAAATATCACCTCGGGACGCAGTGTACGACTAACAACTGCTCCTTATGGGAACCCAAATTGGATTTTCGGTGGGGCGCTCGAAGTATACGATGTTGCTAGTTGCGATGAATTTCCGGACGGTGGAATTCTTACGTTTAGCGGTATCGCCGTCTATGATCGAAATATGATTCGCGTTTCGTCCCCGCCATGGGATAGCAATGGGCCGGATGCTGCGGGGCTCAGTCCGCAATGCAATTATGGCGTTAAGACAACCGATACTTCAGTTACTGTTTTTACTGAGTATTAGTATCAAATAATATTGTGGAGCATTGGCTCCGTAAGATGGACTTATAGTGGCACCGATGGGGAGCCCATGTAAGGCTCCCCATCGGATCGTTCAGGTCAATGAAAATGCTTTTTGGAGTGCTGTTTTACAAGGCGATCTGAACTATAGGAGTTGCGTTTTAATAACTGCAAATCAGGGCGGGCATTTGCCACAATAGATTGATTATGAATTCATAGAATAGAATTACCTGTCTACACAAATCCACTCGCCAGTGACATTAAATTTGCCTGACCGGATCCAATCTGCACTCGTCCTTCCAAGGCGTACTGACTTTGTTTGTGGATAGCCGCTCTTGCACCTGGCATATCCATACTTCCATTGGTTGCTCCAAATCTCAGATCTGGATGGGCCATCGACATTGTATGAAGTCATCTCGCTTGCTTGCCAGAACAGGCCTATGTCCCTCGCTGAAGCGGTGCTGGCGAATACCGTGGCCAGCAAGGCCCCAATGAGCAGAAATTTATTTCGTGCAGTACGTGAGGTTGAATGTGGTGAAGTTCTCATTATTTCTCCTTTCGATTTGCGTGGCGTGGGGTGCGTGGGGATTTTCTTAAACAGCCGGTCACTCACAGCCGAGACTACAATTCAGGAGAGAAGAGGCAATGGAGGTCGCTTCGTTTGGCAGCGTTGTTCTTCGCGAAAATCAGTTGAGCCGCACAGATCCTATACATTGACAGGGGTCTTGCTGAGACTAGCCATCCCTAAAGTTACCTAAGATTATGTTTTCTGTGATGTGACGATCTTCCTTGGTAAAGCCCAATAGCATGCGCTTTTCATAACTCGCCCTCGGGCCACCGGGCCGTACCTGCTCAGTTAATCCGTCCTGATGCACACGTGCGATGCGTGAGACGCGTCCAACGAATCCCACGCTCACCTGGTTAGGACTGGCGCTGACCTTGAAGTACTTGGCCTGCCGCAGCTTGGCAAACATCTTGGCGCGTTTGACGCGCCCGGACTTCTGCCGCAGCTGCTGCTTGCGCGGTGCGTAAGGCGAGCCATCGGGCGCCTGCTGCTTCCCGATGCGCTGGCTCTGCGAGCGCCTCAGTTCCGTTCCGATCTTGCGTGCCAGCGTGCGGCGTTCGCCTGGCTGCAAGCAGGCGAGCAACGGCGCAGCCCAATTCTCCAGCGCGGTCAGCTCATCCATGCGTTATCAAGCACCGGCTCAGGCGCATGCGTCATGTCATAGCCGCCGCCATCTTTCGGGGTCACCACGACGCGTTCGGTCAGTGGCAACTTGATCGACAGATCCACGGCATCGTTGGCGAGGATGTCGGCCTCGAAGGCGATGTCGCCACGGCGCGCGGGATTGGACAGCAGCTCGGACTGATTGACCTGCACCCATTCCAGCAGCGGCAGCATCACGCTGTCCGGGTGGCCGGCGTAGTCGGTCAGGATCAGATTGAGCGTGTATTGGTACTCGAACGATAGCCCGGGCTGGAACGTGCTGACCAGGCTGCCGGCGTCGATAAACACCAGCAGCCGGTCGGCATCGCGTGCCAGGTCCGGCAACGCCGCCACCAGATGCGCGCGCAGGCTGGCGGGCTTGATCACGGCGCCGGCTCCGGCGCGTGCAGGTCGATCCAGTCCTGTAGCGCGCTCAGTTGCGCGGCGATGGCGTGGCAGCTGGTGTAGTTGTCGGCGACGGTACCGGCAATGCCAGAGAGCGTAATGCCGGCGGCCGGCGCATCAGGATCTCCGGTGGGCGGCCCGGCAGGGTTGCCCGAGGCGGCGGCGTCGTGCAGCCGCACAAAGCCAGCAGGGATAGCGCAAGCAGCATCTGCTTTTTGGGTGACATAGATCGGGATCTCGCGAGTGATGGTGGCGCCGACTTCGCGCACGATCTGCACGCGGTCGACGTACTGCGTCACGACGGTGGTGGAGCCTTCGGCGCTGTCGCGTTCCGCTTCTGCCTGGCGCTTGGCCTGCAGCGCTGCATCGCGGTCTTTCTGCGCGGCGCTGACGCGCTGCTCCTGCCACACGCAGCCACCGACAAGCACTGCAATCAGCGCCAGCAGAATGATCAGGCGCGTGACCATCAGCTCACGCCCAGGATCTGCAGGGCGCGCTGCGTGCGCGTGACGCGATCGCTGTGGCCTTCGGGCAAGCGCTTGGCACGCACGTTGCCCAGATTGATCTTGCGGCCCAGGCCGAGCACATCGCCCGCATCGGCCAGCACGTTGAGGCCGTTGTCGTGCCAGTACGCCGCCGCACCCAGTGCGCTGGGCTCGATCTGCAGCAGCAGATCCGGCTGCTCTTCCACCGGCAGGCCGATCAACACGCCGATGCGGCGGTAGTTGCCCCGGAACGTGTGCTGCATCGGGCCACGGCCCCGGTAGCGGTGACCGTCGCCGCTAGCGGCGTTGCCGTTGCCCAGGCGATCGGCGTAGACGAAGTTGGCCAGGCCCACCGGATTGCGCAGGAACTTGGGCGCTTGCGCGGGCGTGATGCGTGTGCCGAACACTTCCAGCAGCCGTGCGCTGGTGGTGTAGGTCAGCCTTTCTTCCATGCGCGACAGGCTCAGGCTTTCGTGGCCGACCTGGCCGAGCCAGTGCGCGGCGCGGCGCTTGGTGGTGATGCCAAAGCGGTTGGCGGCAGCAAGCAGTGGGCCGTGCCAGCGCTGTGCGCGTTGCGGCGAGCACTGCATGATCGAGGCGAGCTGGGTATCGGTGAACATCAATCGACCTTCAGGATGCGCGCCACATTGCCCTGGGCGAGGTAGGTGAGCACCGCCAGCACGATCAACGTGCCCAGGTGCCAGAGACTGACTTGCGAGCCGGCGCCGGCCAGCAGGATGTGCAGCGCCTGGCCGCCGGTGCTGGCGATCAGCAACCACGCGCACCAGCCCGCGCCGCGTCGATGGCGCGCATCGACCGGGCGGTGGTAGGTAAGCAGGCGGACGCAGATGGCGAGCGAGGCCATCAACGTCAGGACGGTGACCAGGCTATGCACTGGGCGGACCTCCACGACGTAGGAAGGAAAAGTCGAAGGACTTGCTCTTTTCGATCAGGCCCAGGGTGACCGTGATGGCGCACGCGGCACTCGCAAAAGCGGCCACGCCACTGGACTTGATCGGCAACCAACGCAGGATTTCCGGCGCCAGCTGGTAGCCGGCAATCACGCTCACCGGGAAATAGATCAGCCGCGCCAGCAGCGGTTGCTTGGCGGCGGACACCACGAACAGCGCGCCACCCGCGAAGGCGCCGATCAGCGCATCGCCGTCGATGCCAGGCAGCACGGAGGCAAGGCCCACACCGGTGGCGATCAAAAAGCCGCTCGATACGGAGGTGGGTTCGGTCATCAGGTCAGTCCCATAGCTGCACAAGCGGCGTCATTGCCGCCGTGGTGGTGGTTACCTCGGGCAACTCCACCGGCGTGCCGTGCGGGAGCACAGCGCCCAGTTCGGCCAGGCCGGGATTGAGGAGATAGGTGCGCTCGACCAGGCCGGCCGTGCTGCCGAGGTGGCGCCAGCACAACAGGTCGACGGTGTCGCCTTGCATGGCGTGCACGCGCATCAGATGAGCTCCACCGTGCTGCGCGGCAGGTTCTGCAGATCGCGCACGGCCCAGCGCTGGTCGCGGCGTAGCTCGGTGATGCTCGGTGACAGGTCATCGGCGCGCTGGTTGGCGCTGTCGGTGGCATCGAAGCTGCGATAACGCTCTGCCACCTCGACCGCCGTGGCACACGCGACGGCGCGCAGGTACAGCTGCACGCGGCGCGAGACGCCGTCGACGGTGGTGCTGGGTACATCGGCCAACGCGGCCCAGCCGGCTGCCTGCTGCGTCTGCGCCCAGGTCTGCAGCTCATCGTTGACCGCGAGCATGGCGGCGACGATGGCGTGGCGCAGCCGCGCATCGGTGACGGTGCCATCCAGGCGCATGCTCGCCCGCACGCTGGTCGGGGCGATCTCCGGCCAGAACGGCGCATTGGCGATCGCATCAGGCGTGGCGCTCGTGGTGCCGGTGGCAGTGAATCCGCTCATGGATGGCTCGGAAGAGATCGCCGGTGGTCGGGGCGTCACCGCAGCGATGGAGTGCTGTGGATCGGCCCCGAGCCGGCGAGGGTTGCAGGGACGCTCGGTTATGCGCTGGTGCCCGCAGGCTCAACGCTGAACTTCTTCAAGAGACGCTCGGCGCGCTCCAGATCCTTCTTGCCGCCGCAGCTGCCATGCAGTGCGATGGCGCGCTGCAGGTCGGCGACAGCGGCGGCGGCGATGGGCTGCGCCTGGTCGGCAGGCGTCTCGTCGGTGATGCCTGCTAGGGATGCGCGTGCCAGTGCCAGGTGCAGCTTGGCGCGCACCTCATCGGGCATGTCCTGCTCGGCGGTCAGCGCGGCGGTGTCGGCCAGCACGGCCGCATCGAACACCTGGCCGGTCTTCTGTGCCGACAGCGCTGCCTCGGCAATCTCTTCGGCCAGCACGCAGCCCACCGTGCGCGAGAAGCGGTCGGGCATCTGCAGGTTGTGCTTGAGCACATAGGCGCCCAGCTCCAGCGCGCCGGCATAGTCGCCGGCATCAATGCGCCACACCATGCACGTCATGACGATCTCGTCCTGCGCGCCCTGGCCGCCGGCCAGCACGCCCGCCAGATACGGCACGTAGGTCGGCAGCAGCTGCACCTTGAGCGCCGCCTTGCCTTGGGTGGACTGGATCTGCTTCAGCCGCAGGCGATCGCTTTGCAGCTGCGCCATGTGCTGCTCGTAAGCCGTTGCGCCAGCCATCAGCTGGTGCGGGGCGCGCTGCGCGGCTTCCAGCTCGGCGAGCACACGGCTGTGGTGACGCTTGGCGGGACTGTCGGCCATGGCTTAGGCCTCGATCTCGATGTGCTCGACCACGCAACCCAGGCCGTAGTCTTCGACCACGTAGGCATCGTTGGAGGACTCGTAGTTCTCGATGCGATCGCGTGCCGGCACTTCCTGGATGTAACGGCGACGGCCGCCGGTCTGGTAGTAGATCGACAGGTTCGCCAGCGAGGTGACCATCAACGCACCGTCCGGCAGGTACGGCACCTCGGCCACCTGCAGGCCGCCGACGCGGCGCTGGCTCAAGATCAGGTCGGTGGCGATCTTCTCGCTGGCCGCCTGGTCCTTGTTGACCATCGGAAAGTACTTGTCGTGCATCAGGTCGCGGCCGAGCACCACCACCAGGCTCGGATCCTTGCGGTGCCACGGATCCAGCAGGTTGCTCACCACATCGAACACCAGCGCGTCGAGGTTGCGGTAGTCCGCGCCATCGCCTGCGCCGATGACCATCTTGCCGGCCGTCTTGCCGCTCGCCAGCACGCGCTGGGCGGCGTTGGTGCGGTACTGCTGCAGCCAACCGATGTTGACGTCTTCCAGCAGCGGGAACGCGGCGCGGTCGGTGTCGGCAGCAGCGTGCGTGCCGTTGAAGCCGATCTGCAGACGGTCCAGCGCCTGACGCTTGACGATGGCATCGCGCAGGCGCGCCTGGAAGTCGGGGAACTTGGCCCAGGCATCGAGCAGCGCATACGGGATGGCGGTGTCGAAGTCGGTCTTCTTGGCGACGTACTCGTTCTTGTCGAGCGCGGCGACGTTGCGCGGGGTGCGGGTCTTACCGGCCCCAGTGTCGGTGCGGCTGGCGATGCTGCCGGTGACGCCGATGCCCACCTTCTGGCCGGACAATTCGTCCACCGGGATGATGTTGACCTTGGACAGGAATTCGCTCGACTCCTGCATGCGCGTTTCCAGCTTCTGCTGCACCGTCGGATCGACAGCGAACGAGTGGAAGGCGGAGGTGATGCCGTTGAGCTTGGCGATCTGATCGGCGAACTGATTGAACTGCAGGCGGGTGGCGTTTTGCATGGTGGCTCCAAAGGTGGGGCGCTGGCGGCGTGTGTGTGGTGTGCGAAGGGCGGAGGGATCAGCAGTCGGTCAGCACGGCCGCACCGCTGCCGGTGACTACCGGGCGTGCGGGCTGCGCGGGGTCGGGCTGCTGCGACAGCGACTCGCGCAGCTGCGCCAGGTCGTTCGCCAGCTGCTCGTGCTTGGTTTTCTGCTCGGCGTGCTCGGCCTGCAGGCGGTTGAAGCGTTCGTCCTGGCCGCGCACGTGTTCGGCGATCTCTTCGACGCCTTCGCCAAGCTCTGCGAACTGCTCGGCGGTGATGCTGGTGGCGTCCTCGCTCTTGAGGGCGGTGCGGATCCGGCTGAGCAGATTGGCGACCGGGCCTTCGCTGACTTCGCTGAATTCCAGCGCGGTTTCTTCGGCGACGGTGAACAGGTTGCCCGGTGACTGTTTGCGATCGGCCAGCGGATTGGCGTCGGGGTTCTGGCTGGCGAAGCTGAGCATGGAGGTGCCCAGGCTGGCCGGCGAATCGGTCACGGCTAGGCCGACCAGATACGCCTTGCCGGTGTTGGCGAACTTCTCCTGCACCTCGATGCTGGTGTAGAGCTTCTGCTTGGACTTGTTGATGGTGATCAGGTCGGCGGTCGGCTCGATCTGCGCGAACAGTGCCAGGCGCTTGGTGCCATCGATCTCAACTTCTTCCGCCTTGACGGCGGTGACATCGCCATACGCACGGAACGGCGAGTCCGGCAGCAAGCTGCGCATGTGCTCGATCCAGATGCGGGCGTTGTAGGTTTCGCGGTTGTAGGTGGCGGCCATGTCGTCGATCCAGCTGCGTTGGATCGTGCGGCCATCGGTGGTGGCGCCTTCGACGGCCACGCGGAACCAGTTGGAACGGAACTTCTTGGCCTTGGCCGACATGGGTGTCCTCTGCGCTGGATGCGTTTGCGATGACCCATGGTCAAACGCGGCGCACAGCGCAGCAACGCAATCACCGTGTAAATCAGGCGATTACGCGTCGTTCAACTGTCGGGATTAAGAGGTGGGCCGCACCCTGGTCGGCATGCAAAGCGTTGCCACCCAGCTCCCGATGGACACCCGCAGACAGGCCAAGTTCCTGTACTGGATGGGATGGCGCGTGACCGAAATTGCGCAGGCCATCGGCGAGAACGAGAAGACTGTACACAGCTGGAAGTCGCGTGACGAGTGGGATCGCGCAGACAACGTTGAGCGCATCGGTGGTGCACTGGAAGCGCGCCTGGTCGTGCTGATCATGAAGCCGGAAAAGTCCGGCGGCGACTTCAAAGAAATCGATCTGCTGCATCGGCAGCTGGAGCGCCAGGCGCGCATCCAGCGCTATCAGGGCGGCGGCAACGAGGCCGACTTGAATCCGGCCGTCGCCAATCGCAATGCCGCGCCGAAGAAGAAGCCCAAGCGCAACGACTTCACTGAGGAACAGGTCGAGCAGCTGACCACGGCATTCGTCGACGGCTGCTTCGATTACCAGCGTGACTGGTACCGCGCCGGCAACGAGCGCACCCGCATCATCCTCAAGTCGCGTCAGATCGGCGCCACGTTTTACTTCGCCCGTGAGGCGCTGATCGATGCGCTCACCACCGGGCGCAATCAGATCTTCCTCAGTGCGTCCAAAGCGCAGGCGCATCTGTTCCGTGGCTACATGCAGCAGTTCGTGCGCGAGACGATCGACGAGACGCTGTCCGGCGGCGACAGCATCGTGTTTCCCAACGGCGCCGAGCTGTTCTTCCTCGGCACCAATGCGCGCACCGCGCAGGGCTACCACGGCAATTTCTACTTCGACGAGTTCTTCTGGACCTACGGGTTCAACGAATTGAACAAGGTCGCCAGCGGCATGGCGATGCACAAGAAGTGGCGCAAGACCTACTTCAGCACGCCGTCGAGCATGGCCCATGAGGCCTACACATTCTGGACCGGCGAGCGCCGCAACAAGGGCAAGCCCGCCGCGCAGCGGATCCAGATCGATGTCTCGCACGATGCGCTGGCCGGCGGGCGCCGTTGCCAGGACCGGGCGTGGCGGCAGATCGTCAACATCCTCGACGCTCAGCGCCGTGGCTGCGACCTGTTCGACATCGACGAGCTGCGCGAGGAATACAGCCCGGACGCCTTCGCCAACCTGTTGATGTGTGAGTTCGTCGACGACGGCGCCAGCATCTTCCCGCTGGCGATGCTGCAGCCGTGCATGGTCGATAGCTGGGTCGCGTGGGGCCAGGACTACAAACCGTTCGCCGCGCGCCCCTACGGCGATCGCGCGGTGTGGATCGGCTACGACCCGGCCGAGACGGGCGACACCGCCGGCCTGGTCGTGCTGGCGCCACCGCAGCAGCCTGGCGGCAAGTTCCGGTTGCTCGAGCGGATCCAGTTCCGGGGCATGGACTTTGCCAAGCAAGCCGCCGAGATCGAGCGCATTACGCGCCGGTACTGGGTGACCTACATCGGCATCGACACCACCGGCATGGGCAGCGGCGTGGCGCAGCTGGTGAAGCAGTTCTTCCCGAATCTGGTCACCTTCAGCTACTCGCCCGAGGTCAAAACCCGCCTGGTGCTCAAGGCCTTCGACGTCATCCACAACGGCCGGCTGGAGTTCGACGCCGGCTGGACCGATGTCGCGCAGTCGTTGATGGCCATCCGCAAGACGATGACGGCCAGCGGCCGGCAATCCACCTTCACTGCTGGCCGCTCGGAAGAGACCGGCCACGCGAACCTGGCGTGGGCACTGTTCCACGCGCTGCAGAACGAACCGCTGGAAGGGCGCACCGCGCGCAACTCCGGCTTCATGGAGATCTCTTGATGTTGACCGACCAGCTGCCCGCGACCGCGCCTGCAGCGCCAGCAGTGCCCGCACGCACCGAGGCGTTCACCTTTGGCGACCCCACGCCGGTGCTCGATGGGCGCGGGGTGCTGGACTATCTAGAGTGCTGGCAGAACGGACGTTGGTACGAGCCGCCGGTGGCCCTGGATGGCCTGTCCAAGACCACGCGCAGCAATCCGTTTCTGCAGTCCGGACTGATCTTCAAGCGCAACATGCTGGCGCGTACCTTCAAGCCGCATCGGCTGCTGACGCGCGAGGCCTTCGAGCAGCTGTCGCTGGACTGGATCACGCTGGGCAATGGCTACCTTGAGCGCCGCCGCAACCGCATGGGCGGTGCCCTGTCGCTGGCTGCGCCGTTGTCCAAGTACATGCGCCGCGGCGTCACCGAGGGCGAGTACTTCCAAGTGCGCACCTGGCACGACGAACACGTGTTCGAGCCGGGCAGCGTGTTCCAGCTGCGCGAGGCCGATGTCGATCAGGAACTCTACGGTCTGCCCGAGTGGATGCCGGCGATGCAGTCCGCGCTGCTCAACGAATCGGCCACGCTGTTCCGGCGCAAGTACTACAACAACGGCTCGCATGCCGGTTTCATCTTGTACCTGACCGACCCGCAGCAGAGCCAGGAGGACGTCGATGCGCTGCGCAATGCCATGAAGGGCGCCAAGGGGCCGGGCAACTTCCGCAACCTGTTCCTGTACTCGCCAGGCGGCAACAAGGACGGGCTCAAGCTGATCCCGGTCAGCGAAGTGGCGGCCAAGGATGAGTTCAGCGGCATCAAGGGCATCACCCGCGACGACATGCTGGCCGCGCTGCGGATCCCGCCGCAACTCATGGGCATCGTGCCGCAGAACGCAGGCGGCTTCGGCTCGATCCGTGAGGCCGCTGCCGTGTGGGCCGCCAACGAGCTGGAGCCGCTGCAGGCGCGCATGTTGAAGATCAACGACTGGGTGGGCGATGAGGTGATCGCCTTCACCCCCTATGCGCCGCCAGCGGCCGCGTAATCCTTTCCCACCGCAAGACCACGCAATGCTCAAGAACCTCCGTTGTGGTGAATGCGCCCGCCTGCTGTGCAAGGCCGGTGCCTTCGATGAAATCCAGATCAAGTGCCCGCGTTGCGGCACGCTCAATCACCTGAAGGCCGAGAGCCTCACCTCCGATCGCCGCGAGCGAATCCAAGAAGGCTCTCACCATGAAAAACCAGCTCCTGCAGGGCGACGCCCTGACCATCCTGCCCACGCTCGAAGCGAATTCGTTCGACGCGCTGATCACTGATCCGCCGTATGCCAGCGGTGGCCTGACGGCCGCCGCTCGTGCCAAGCCGCCGTCGCAGAAATATGTGCAAGGCGGTGGCGCCCAGCTGCATGCCGACTTCGTTGGCGACGAACGCGACCAACGCTCGCATCTGAAGTGGATGCACCTGTGGCTGTCCGAGTGCGCGCGCGTGCTCAAGGACGGGGCACCGGTGCTGTTGTTCACCGACTGGCGGCAGCTGCCGCTGACTACCGACGCGCTGCAGATCGCCGGCTTCACCTGGCGCGGCATCACTGTCTGGGACAAGACCGAGGGCGTGCGGCCGCAACTGGGGCGCTTCCGCAACCAGGCCGAATACATTGTCTGGGGCAGCAAGGGCCACATGCCGCTGGATCGTCGTGCGCCTGTGCTGCCTGGTGTTATCCGTAAGTCGGTGCGCAAGGCAGACAAGCATCACCTGACCGGCAAGCCCACCGATTTGATGCGTCAGCTTGTGCGAATTTGTGAAGATGGTGGATGCCTGCTTGACCCCTTTGCGGGCAGCGGCACCACACTGGTGGCGGCCAGCCTTGAAGGCCTTGGGTGGACTGGAATTGAAACCTCGTCGCACTACCATCAGGTTGCGATGCAGCGGTTAGTAACTGCTTAGGGCCACTGAGCCATCCCTTTTGCCTAAGCCGCTGTCTTAGCGAAAGACAAAAGGCTAACGACCCCTCGTATTTTCCTCCTAGCTTCAGGGGCGCACGGTCAACAAGACAAAAAAAAGCCCCTAAAAAAGGGGCTTTTTTCAACTTGACAACAGACTCAAAAAGAGTTCGCTGCCTTTTCCCTTGCCAGAATTCTACGCATCGTTTCTTGGGCGCGCTGCTTATCACTTTCGCTCCACGCGGTGCTTACGCCACCCATCGGTGCGGACAGGGAGACAGTGTTCGCGTTGAGGTACTCGCGCACTAACCTTTGATCGCCGGTCTCGAGCTTGCTTACATTCTTTGTCGTGAGATCCATAACGTGGCCCTGGGTAATGAGTGTTTCTACTGCGTCTGCGTAGCTTGCGCGCGCAGGCGTAAGGTTGTGACTGTAATCTGTGAAATTGACGAACTTGATTTCGCCCCCGGTCATCGGGTCATGCTGCTTGGCGCTCTCGATACACTTGAGTTGAGCACTTGTTAACGGAAAAGCAAGCCATTGCTGAAGAGGCGCAACTTCCGCAGAACAGAGCAAGGTTCTGGTACGCATGATAGTTGCCAGAACTGAAATCGATAGTGAAGCCAGGTTTTGAGATGATCGTCACGCAAATTGGAGAGAGCGCGCCGTTGCTAAGCCTTCTCTCTGTAGGAGGCAGGTCAATCTGATCTCTGGCAAGAAACCATTCTTTCCAGGCTCCGATTAGTTGGGCGTCTCCGGCACATATCATGCCCGCTGAAGCTCGATCAGCAATCTTGTCGAAGCCTGTGTCATCGACGTACACCAAATGGCCGCCGATGAGAAGAGACCAGCGAGAGTCGCTAGCAAGCCGTTTGGAGTTGTTGTCCAGAACATTTGTAGTCATGTGTCTTCCTTGACCCCCCCGGTCAATGCAGCGGAGTATAGGGTCTAGGGAAGCGCGCTGTGTTCACGCCTGCCGCATTCATGTCCCCTCTCTCGCGACGACTTATCCACAGGTTTCCCACTACATGTTGTGTTCTCGGACTGGATTGAGGCACATGTTGTGGGAAGTGGCGGGCTTTTCTCTGTCAATAGTTTTTTCCTATTGATTATTCGAATTAGTCCAATTCTGCAAATGGCTTGGCGCGGGCACGCATTTGGCGCTTGCGCGCGCAATCGTCGCCCCGCCACGCCTGCGGTCTTCATGCATGGTTTTCGCTGCACCCCCGCAGGGTGGCCCTAGGGCGCGCTGCTGTTACCGATCCGTACGATTTAAGGGGGCCTCTCTTCCCTGCAGATCCCTGCGCGCCTAGGGCGCTTTGCGCGCGGGGTACGGCTGCTTTCCTTGGCTTGACCGCCGGGTGCATTTCGGCAAATGACCATCGGAACCAGGTAATCGGTAATCCGAGACCTGAAACAAGGCCTAAGCGACTGATATCAATGGGAAATTATGGATTACCTCTTGGGGTGATTTAAGGTAATTGTTCTCCCGTAAGAAAGTTATGTCATTGAAGTTTAAGGGTATTTTTTGGGAGCTTAATTACCTCCCTAAAAGGTAACCCCATTACCTCTAAGTTACCCTTTAATTACCTTTGATATTTTTATGTAAGTATCTGATAAATATATGGATATTTGCATTTATGAGGGCGGATTACCTAAATTACCTCCTCCCGATGGTCATCCCAAAAATTGCCTATTAGGGGCCTGGAAGGGGGCTCCGGCCACCGCACTTGCGTATACGCTTGAGCACACGCGCATCGACCGCCCATCTCTCGTGGATGGCTGAGCCTGCACGCTGCCGTAGAAATTGGAGCCAGTCCGAGCCGCCTGAGTCAGGCCTGCCGGCGCGCGATCAGCACGTGGCGCGCGGAAGATCTGCCAGTGAGGTAGTGAAGCGTCCCGACAAGAGCTCTTGCCGCGAAGCCCATCCTGGAGAGTTCTGCCACCCGCTTGCACCGAGGCCGGCCGTACCCCGCCCGAAGCGTCGGTTGATAGCGTCCAAGGCGCTCATCAGCTTCTCGTCGCCGATCCGAGCCGGAGTGAATAGGTCGCCCTGCAGGTCTTAGGCTTGGCTAGATCCATCAGGCACACGCCGGCCTTTTTGTAGGCGAAGCCTTCTCGCATGAAGCCCTGGAACAGCCGGCGTACAGTCGTGAGCACGATGCGGCTGTCAGAGGTGGCAGAGGCGAGTGGGGCGGTGTGTGATGGGTTGTGCTGCGGTACGCACGGCTTGAACGAATCTGTTTCGGCAAAGATGCCAATCGCGCTCGACGTCAATCCGCGAGCGCGCAGCTTCTCGGTAGCACGCATGGCGAAGGTGGCCAGCGCCTCTGACATATCTTGCGGGTCGCTTACCCATGTCCCGAACGATCGGCTGACCATGATTTGCTGCCGGTCTGGCTCGACCTCCTCGAGCTCGAGGCAGGCGTGACCCTGCAGCTCGCGCTGCGTGCGCGCCATCACCACTCCGAACTCTGCGAGCAGGTCGTCTGCAGCCGCATCCCGCAGATCCGCTGCCGTATACACACCGCGTGCCTGCAGCCTGGCGCTCCAGCGCCTACCAATGCCCCAGAGGTCGCCAACTGACGTGGCTCGCAGCACGGCATAGAGCTCGCTTGCGCTGAGCGCTGCCAAGTCACAGACGCCGGCCAGATCGGTCGGGTAGCTGCCCGGTTTGCGCGCCGCATCCTTGGCGACCCGGTTGGCCAACTTGGCCAGGGTCTTCGTCGGCGCGATGCCGATGCAGTTCGGGATGCCAGTCCATTGGTGAACGCGCTCGCGTAGGTCGACCGCGAGCTGCCGGCGATCGCGGATCCCGGCCAGGTCAAGGAACGACTCGTCAATGGAGTACACCTCCACACGCGGCGCGGCTTGGCGAAGGATCACGCCGATGCGCGAGGCGATGTCGCCGTACAGACCGAAGTTTGCCGAGCGCAACGCCAGCTGCCGGCGGATCTGCGGGGGCACCTTGTGGATGGGCTGTCCCATCGTCACGCCTAGCGCCTTGGCCTCGTCCGATCGAGCAATGGCGCAGCCATCGTTGTTGCTCAGCACGACCAAAGGCCTGCCACGCAGTTCGGGCTGGAACACCCGCTCGCAGCTGGCGTAGAAGTTGTTGCCGTCGATCAACGCGAACATCAGCGGCCAGCGCGGGAATGAGCGCGCGTGACCTGGCGGACCACGCCCACGACCGCGAACACCTCGACCTCTGTGCCTGGCGCCAGGACGATCGGCGCGCAGTGTGGACTGCGGCTGTGGAGCTCGATGTGGTCGACCGCGACTTGAAGGATCTTGCAGACGGGCTGATTACCATCCCAGGTGGCGAGCACCATGTCGCCATTGATCGGACTCACTGAACGATCCACCACAAGGATGTCCCCGTCGCAGACGCCAGCCAAGATCATGCTCCAGCCCTCGGCCCGATACAGAAAGGTAGCCGGCGGATTCCGGATCAGTACCCGGTTCAGATCGAGCTCGTCGTCCTGGAAATCCTCAGCGGGCGAGGGGAAGCCGAGCTGGATCCGAAGCGCGCTGAGCGGCAGCCGCAAAGGCGCAGGATCGTCGCAGGCCGGCCCAAGCAGGCGGGCATAGGTATGGGGTGGCGGGAGGGACAACATGACGCGAACTCTCGCGGGACGAAGTCTCAAAGGTCGAGACGGCTTGCCAAGTTAGCAAAATTACTAAGAAATAACCCCCCCCTGACCGAGTTAAGTTCGGTGCCAGCCATCAGGCTTTCGCCTGGAGCATGCTCCAGCCGGCCGCCTTATGCATGCAGTAGTCTGAGAAAAAAGTGACCGGGGGAACTATGATCGAAAATTGGATAGCTGCACAGGCAACGCTGCATGCCGCGTGGATAGGCGCGGGAGCAACCACTGCTGTTGGAGTAATCACAGTTGTGGCAGCACTTTGCGGAATTAGCCCCCAACTGAAGAACGATCGGCTCCAAAGAGCAAAAGACCGGCGACATCAATCGGCGAAGGACACCATTCTTGCTGCAGTTGTTGGCATGACTGAGATATCACAGGCATCGGCGATGCTAGCTGATCCGCGTACTCAACCAGCAGAAGCGTTTCGAGATTTCACTGCGGCGCTAGCAAAAATCAACGCAGCAGGCGCAGTAGCAAGTCTGGAGGCGGTGAGAGCGGGAAAAAGCTATTTGGCAGTTGTTGGGCCGATCTTTTCCGCCGTTCAAGCTAAGAGAATGCTCTTGGAATCGTCTGGCGCCCCCCATGAAGAATGGACCAAGCTGGCTTTCGCGGTGCTTGATCTCCACAGAGAACATGTTCTACCGCCACTTCACAAGGCAATTGCAATGGCTCGGGTTGATCTGGAGATTGCAGATGATGACGTGGAAGCATTTTTTGAAGCCTTAATGCCCGACTTGCGCGCTGGCCAAACCAATCTGGCCATGGCGTGGGACCGGCTAGGCCTCACGGCCTCAGTTGCTGTTCCCGACTTGGCCGGTCGATAG